GCGCCTGCTGGTCGAGCGCCTGGCGGTGGAGATCGGGCGCTCTCCGCAGACGGTTTATCGGCAGCTGAGCCAGCTGGCTGCCGGGGCGCGCGTGCGCAAGCGCCGCTCGGATGCGGGCAAGTCCTGTGTATCTGCGCAGGACGCGGTGACGCTCGCGGCGATCCTCGAGGAGACCCGACGCGAGACCGGCACCGGCGCGCTGCCGCTGGCTGACACGGTGGCGATTGCGAGCGCCAACGGCCTAGTGCCGCAGCGCGTGGATGAGGCGACGGGCGAGATCCGTCCGGTCAGCCTGTCCACGATCCGGCGGCAGATGCGGCGGCACTACGTGCATCAGGCTCAGCTGGCGACAAGCACGCCTGCCGCACGGTTGTCAAGTCCACATCCGAACTACCTTTGGCAAGTCGACGCCTCGATCAGCACGCAGTACTACCTGGCTGAAGAGGGCATGCGGGCCATGCCGAAAGCGGAGTTCTATCGCGGCAAGCCGCAGAACTTCGAGCGCATCTCCAAGCGCCGCCTCTGGCGTTACTGCATCACCGATCACGCCAGCGGTGCAATCGAACTGTTCTACGTGCTGGGCGCCGAGAGCGCCGCCAACCTCGCCAGCGCTTTGATTCACACGATGACCCGCCGGGAGGGCGGCACGATGCACGGCGTGCCGAAGCGTCTGATGACAGACCCCGGCAGCGCCATGACGGCATCCCCGACCCGCAACCTGCTCGATGCGCTGGGCATCGAGCTGATGATCAACGAAGTCGGCAATGCCCGCGCGAAGGGCCAGGTCGAGAACGCGCACTACCTGGTCGAACGTCACTTCGAGGCCCGCCTGGCGCTGCAAGCGCCCATGACCTCGCTCGAGCAGATCAACACGGCGGCGCAGCGCTGGGCCAGGGCCTTCAACGCGACGCGTGTGCACACCCGCACCGGCCTGAGCCGGCGTGACGGTTGGTTGCGCATCGCACCCGACCAGCTGCTCGACGCACCGCCCATCGAGATGCTGGTGCAGCTGCCGAACTCCACGCCGAAGCAATGCACGGTGCGCGACTGCCTGATTCAGTTCCGTGGCAGCACCTATGACGTGCGCGGCATTCCCGAGCTGCTGAACGGCGACAAGGTGGATGTGGTCGTGAATGCGCTCGACCCGGCCGGCAGCGTGCGGGTGCTGCTGAAGGGCGAGGATGACAATCGCAGCGTGCATTACCTCGCGCCCCGCATCGAGCGCGACAGCTGGGGATTCCTCGACATCGCTGCTCGCGTTGGCGCCGAGTTCAATTCGCCGCCGCAATCGTCCGCAGAGGCTGCAGCGAAAGAGCTGGAGCGTGTGGCGATGGAGGTGCGCACCGACGCCGAGGCAAAGGCCGCGCGCAAGGCAAAGCGCACGCCGTTCGGTGGGCGCATTGATCCGCTCAAGGACGTGGCTGAACTTACGGTCCCACCTGTGCTCCCACGCGCGAGCACGCCTGCGAAGGTCGACATGCCGAAGGTGGTCGATCTGTCGGCATCGCCGCGGGTCGAGTGGTCCGAGTTCAAGAAAGAGTTCCCGCCATACAACCACGTCGAGGCCGCTCGCACGATCAGCGCACGTCTGTCGGAGCGCGGCCTTGCGTGGTCGGCATCCATGATGGAGGACACCTTGCGTCGCTATCCCGACGGTGTGCCCTACGACGAGATCGAAGCCTGGACGGAGGAGCTGTGGCAGCGCCACCGCCTGCGTGTCGTTCCTGCTGCACAGGAGGGCATCGCGTGAAGGAGGTGCTACGCCTGAAGTTGGTGCTGGACGCGCTGGGTATTCCGCAAGGGCAGTTCGCTTGCGATGTCGGGCTTTCCCGTCCCGCGCTCAATGCCTTCATGAACCACGGCCATCTGCCGCCGCGCTGCGATGCCGCGGCGGTCAAGCGAAAGATCACAGCGCTGGTGCGCCGGCACGACCCCAGCGTGCCGGCAAAACTCTTTGAACTCGTGCAGCTCGCCGAGAAGAAAAAGGCCCCGCCGCGCGGTAACGCGACGGAGCCCACAGCCCCATCAAGCCCTGTTCTGTCTGACGAGGAGGTTTCCATGTTACTGCGCAAGCAATCGCTCACACCAGAGACGCGGCGGCATTTCCTGCTGGCACGCGATCCGTTTTCGGATCCGGCCGAGACGGCGGACGTGTACCTCAACAGCGAGATCCGCTACGTGCGCGAGTCGATGTACCAGGTCGCACGCCACGGTGGCTTCCTGGCTGTGATTGGTGAGTCCGGCTCCGGCAAATCCACGCTGCGCGAGGAACTGATCGACCGCATCAAGCGCGAAGAGCAGGCCGTGATCATCGTCGAGCCCTACGTGCTCGCGATGGAGGCGCAGGACAAGGTCGGCAAGACGCTGCGCTCACACCACCTGGCCGAGTCGATCATGGCGGCGATTTCGCCACTGGCGAAAACCATGTCGAGCCCCGAGGCCCGCTTTCGTCAGCTGCACCACGCGCTGCGCGATTCCGCTCGCGCCGGCCACAGCCACGTCCTGGTGATCGAGGAGGCGCACTCCCTGCCGCTCGCCACACTCAAGCACCTGAAGCGTTTCCGTGAACTGAAGGATGGCCTGCGCCCGCTGCTCAGCATCATCCTGCTCGGCCAGCCCGAGCTGGCCATCAAGCTCTCCGAGCACAATCCGGAAGTGCGCGAGGTCGTGCAACGCCTCGAGGTCGTGACGCTGCCGGCGCTCAACAAGGACCTGGAGCCGTATCTCAAGCACCGCTTCCAGCGCATCGGCACGCCCCTGGAGAAGGTATTCACGAAGGAGGCACTGGACGCCCTGCGCGCGAAGCTCACGCCCAGCCGTGCCAGCGGCACGCTGCTGTATCCCCTTGCCGTTGCCAACGCGCTCGCTGCCGCGATGAACCGCGCAGCCGAAGTGAAGCTGCCGCAGGTGACGGGCGACGTGATTCGGGGGGTGTGATGGCCATGCGCGGAACAATGCCCATGCCCGAAGCCCCTCGCATTGGCAGTGCGGTCTACCAGGATGAGTACATCGAGTACTGGGCCGATCGCTTCGTTGAGGGCGGCTTCTGCTATCGCGGCGTGACGCTCCTGCAGTTCCTCGCCATGCCGCAGCTCTACGTCAACGAGCATCGCCCACTGCTGCCTCACCAGCGCCGCGTGCGCACGCGCGTCATCAATGCCGAGCTGCGGGCGATGAGCGGACCGCAGCGCGACGGCGAACCGCTCGACCTTGCCTGGAGTGCACAACGATGATCACCGACGAGTGCGAGATCTGCGGGCGTGTGGATGCGCGACTGGTGGGCGGCCTGTGCACGGTGTGCCAGTCGAAACACGTCTCCACCGCGCTCACGACCGAGCACCTGCTGGCCGTCATGAGCCGGCACATCGGCGCCGCCCGTGGCGCCACGATCTCGCAACTCGCCGATGAAGTCGTCTGGCCCGCCGGCCTGCGCGAGCAGATGCGCAACAGCGTTGAGCGCTCGCTGCGCGATCTCGTCGTGCAGCTGCGCCTGGCCGGCCACCACATCTGCGCCCACCCGTCGAGCGGCTACTACATGGCCGAAACGCCCGAAGAGCTCGACGCCACCTGCACCTTTCTTTTCGACCGCGCGATGACATCCCTCAGCCAGGTGGCGGCGATGCGGCGCGTTTCGCTGCCTGATCTGCGTGGGCAGCTTCAGCTTCCGACGTGAAGGGAGGTTCGTATGGTTGGTTTGCTTTTCCTGCTCAGTTCCGTGACTGCGTTCTGGAGCGCCAGAACGCTGCCTGCTGGTTTGCTGCGGGACGTCATGCACTGCCTGGCTGGCCTGAACTTCAGCGTGGCTTTGCATGTGATTCTACTGGAGATCCTGTGATGAGCCTCGACTCCATCGAACGCTTGACCAAGGAACACGCCGCCGATCGCGCAGTGCTCGCCGAGCGAGTGCAGGCGTTGCACGACGAAATCGAAACCATCAAGCGCCGCCGGCTGGCGGGCCTGAAATCCGCGGTGTCCAAGGCGCGCGATTCGCGGCTGCGGCTGCAGAGCGCCATCGAGCACGGCAGGAGCGTATTCGACCGGCCGCGCACGCGCGTCTTCCACGGCATCAAGGTCGGCCTGCAGAAAGCCAAAGGCAAGCTCACCTGGGTGAGCCAGGAGCGCGTGATCGAACTGATCCGCAAACGCCTGCCCGACCAGGTCGCCACGCTGATCAAGACCGTGGACAAGCCGGTGAAGGCGGCGCTGCAGCAGCTGCCAGCCGAGGAGCTGAAAAAGCTCGGCTGCTCGATCGAAGACGCTGGCGACCAGGTGGTGATCGAGCCGATCAACACCGAGATCGACGAGCTGGTCCAGGCGCTGCTGGGTGACCGCGATGCCGAAGACGGCGAGGAGGAAGAATGAACGACCACCTGGCCATCACTCCGTGCGCTGCACCGCCGGTCACGCTGGCGCGGCATCAGCAGGGCGTCGCCTGGTTTCACTACGAGGTCGCGACGCTCAGCGGCAGAGGCTCTGCGACGGGATATGCGCCGGGTCCAGAAGCCAACGCACGGCGCGTGGCGCTGGCGGCGCTGAACGCCCTGCAGCGCGCGGAGGGCGTCCGGCAGACGGGCATCCGTGACGTTCAATCCGTGAAGGCAGGGCACGATCTCAAGAAGTGCAATTGCCGCCTCTGCTCGAATCGGCGCTACAAGGAGCGCAAATTTCGGGAGTCGGCGAAGAGCACCGCCGGTCGCCGCGCCGTGGCGAAGTCGATCGCGGTCGACGTGACACGCGTGCAGCGCGCCAAGGCTGAGGCCGCGCAATGAGGCGCGATGCGGCCAAGGCCCGCAACATCGAGCTGGCGAAGATCCACATCGCCAAGGCGCAGCTGCGTCTTGATGACGACACCTATCGGGACATGCTGTGGACCGTCGGGCGTGTGCGTTCTGCAAAGGATCTGACCAGCGATGGTCGCCGCCATGTGCTCAATCACCTGCGTTCGCGCGGATTCAAGGACATCGGCCGCGGTCGGCCCCACAACGCCGACAAGAGCCCGCAGATCCGTAAGGTCGAGGCGCTGCTCGCGGATGCCAAGCGCCCGTGGAGCTACGCGGACGCGATGGCGCGCCGGATGTTTCAGGTCGACCGCGTGACGTTCTGCACGCCGCAGCAGCTGCAGAAGCTCATCGCCGCGCTCGTCATCGACCAGCGCCGCCACAAGGATGATTCCGTTACGCAATCAAGAGAGTCTGCCCCTGGTGCTTGCCAGGCCGGTGCCATCGCCGGGTCGCAAGCCGCGGATCAGTCGTGAGTGCCGCGCATGGAAAAACCACGAAAGCCGGCGGCGATGTCTTCGCGCAAGCGGTGCCCTTCCCATCGCGCGGCCGGCAACCGATCACACAGAGAGATGAGGACATGTATGGCTGAGCAACTGCCATCGAATGAGCTGGCTGCCCGAGTCCTTGAAATCTATGGCCCCACGCTTCGCCGCAGGCGCGACGGGACGCACTTCGAGCACTGCTGGCAAGATCACTGGAGTTGCGCCCTCGATATGTGCCTCACGGAGATCGGGCGCCTGCAGCAAGAGCTTGTCGAGCGCGAGGCTTCGTTCGATCTGCGCTGGAAGGCCAGCCAGCGCGCCATCAAGCGATGGCAGGAGGCGCACCCCGGCAATGACCTGGTGTGGCCCGATCACGCCGACCTATGCGTGTGGCTGCTGGAGCAGTTGGACGCGAGAGGCGCTGACGAACCGTCAGCGGCTGAATTGTTGCAGCAGCTGCGAGAGGATCTGGCGCGAGAAGCGAACAGCCGCGTAGTGTTGTTGGTGGAGATTGAGCACCTACGGAAGCGGCTGAACACCACGACAAGAGCGTACCGTCAGGTTGTCGGGCTGGAGTGCACCGTGGTCGGCTGCACAGCGCCAATGCCGCACTTCCACGGCGCGCAGGAGCTGATGCACGGTGTCGACGTCAATGTCGGCGCTCGCGCCCTGCGTGAGTGCATGGCGAGTGGGTACGACCTGCATGTAGACGAGATCGATGCGAAGCGCCTTGTTCGGATCATTCTGCGTGAAGGCAGGATGGGCATCGAACAGCAAGGGACAGCGGAATGAAACTCACCTGCCCAAGCTGCGGCGCCGAGTATCCGATCGAGGCCGGCCTGCTCGAAGACGAGGGTAAGCGCCTGGCGGCGATCGTCGGCGAGATGGAACCGGTGCTGGCCCGTACCGCGCTCGCGTACCTACGGCTCTTCAAGCCCGCCAAGACAGCCCTGCGCACG